AATTCTTCTTTAATGAGCGCTCTTGTAATGAGCAAATTGTGCTGCACAGTAAGCCGGAGGCACCATTATCTCGGAGGCTCCTTAGTTGCTGATTCAAAGATGCGACTCTCGTGCCAAGTGTCTCAGATGGGTTGTCATCAACTGATCTCGCCACGAATTTGATCAACGGTGTTGAGACTGTATTGCCGAACTGAAATACACTATTGAATTCAAACAGTTCATTACAGGTCACAGTGCTCTTCTCCCATGATGTCCTAACACCAAACAAATGGTCCACAGAAGTCTTAATCTGCTTAATTGACCAAGCTAACACTTTGAAAGACTCTCTAACCAATCTCTCTTCACCTGATATTGAGATCAGAATGCCCTCATCATCAGACGAGACTTCGAACGAAACTTGAACCCTTATACCCCCCTTAGCGAATGTTTCTGTGATCACATGCTTTAAGTATTCTAGGTGACAACAATGGTACACTGATGAGGTGTAATGCAATATGCCCTGCATCATGTTTGTCAAGCATGTTATGTATGTGCTACGTTTCCCAATCAAGCACCCTCCATTCAGAAACTCACTCCTCAACTTATTCAGCTGATCATCAGCATATTTCCCAGGGCTTTGAAGGAATGATTTTAGTAGTGGCTTTGGTAAATGTAACCTCTTGGATTTGTGTATCTTGAGCAGTGCCTTAATCTTCTCGAACAACCCTGATGGTAATAATTTGCCAAACATGTGCTCGAAATACTCATCCATCAGAAGGTTTGCCCAATTTGTCATATCATTCGACATTCGCAATGTGAGCATGAAATCACCCTTTAAAAACACCCTATTGCATTCCCTAAAGTGCCTGAGGACGAAGTCATCCTTCACAGATGGTTTTGTCAAAACTTCACTCGGGTGAATCAAGCACAATGCTCTCGAGATATCCTCAATGTACTTGACCAGGACTCTAAACCAAAAAGTTAGAATGTATATTTCACGCACTCCTCCAATCTGATTTTTCTTAAATAATGAGACATCAGGCTCAGCCTTCAGGATCTCATCATATAACTCATGGACTCTGAGTTCATTGATTCTACCCTTGTTCTTCA